GACAAGGTATCATTTGAGGACAGAGAGAAATGGTCTTACGATAACTTACAATGGATAACCGAATGTGCTGAAGACCCTATTGCTAATAGACAATGGGAAGACGCAGATAATCCTTTTCAATTTCTAGCCTTTTGTGATGAGTGGAGAAGATACCATGAAACAGGTGATGAGTTTATCTCACATATACCTGTCAATGTTGATGGCTCTTGTAATGGGTTACAAATCTATTCATTGTTATTAAAAGACAAAGTTGCAGGTAAGTTAGTTAATTGTTTGCCTAGTGAAATACCACAAGACATCTACCAATTAGTAGCTAACGAAGTAATTAAAACTTTGAAAGTTAAAGCTAGTGAGGGAGACCCATTGGCACAGAAATGGTTAGACTATGGTGTTAAGCGTTCAACTTGTAAACGACCTATTATGACAATTTGTTATGGGTCAACTAGATATTCTTGTACTGATTTTGTAGTAGAAGATTTAACTAAAAGAAAAGACAAAGGAGAAATGCACCCATTTGATGATATGTTTAAACCTGCAACATATTTGTCTAAAATTATTTGGGCGAGCATAGGTGAGAACTTAAAATCTGCTAGGGTTGGTATGGACTACTTACAAAACAATGCAAAGGTAATTGCAAAAGAAGGAATACCTATTCACTGGGTTACACCTGTAGGCTTTCCAGTGTTTCAATACTATCCTGAAATGAAAAGTAAAAGAGTACGTTCTCATTTAATGGGAGAGGTGTTTGCACCGCAGATAAAAGAGGAGACAAAAGAAACTGACAAGTTAAGAAGTAGAAATGCTGTTGCGGCAAACTACGTTCATAGTTTGGATAGTGCTTGTATGATTAAAACTGTAAATATTGCAAAAGCAAAAGGCATTGATAATTTTTGTAATGTGCATGACAGTTTTGCAACACATGCGTGTGATGTAGATAAGCTAAATCTATCTATCAGAGAAGCGTTTGTTGAGACTTTTAGCAAAGACCTATTAGGTAAATTTAAGGAAGATGTAGGAAGATTGCTAGATGATGAAACTAAAGGCAAATTACCTGCAATACCTGAAAGTGGAGACTTGGAGTTAGGTTTACTATATCAATCCAAGTTTTTCTTTGCCTAAACCTATGCACACCTGCATAGTAAAGTTACACTATTAGTAAATCAACAATCAAAAGAGAAAACACAGAGAACAATAACAATAAGGAAAACTATGAGTAAACAAACATACAACAAAATTGTAACACCTGTAGGTGTATCACAGTATTGTTGGTTAAATACGCCAGACACTAAATTTGATAAGGAGAATGGTGGTCACTTTAAGACTAACCTAATTATCAAAGGGTCTGACGCACAATCAATCATTAAGTCTATTAAAGACGAGATGAAAACATCTTTAGAAATGGCAAAAGAAAAATCTAAAGGTAAACCCCCAAAAACAGCAAACATGCCTTTTGAAGAAGAGTATGTAGAAGGTAAACCAACTGGAAACATAATCTTTAAATTCAAAGCTAAAGCAAAAATTATGATGAAGTCTGGTGACGTAATAGACATCAAGATACCAATTTTTGATAGCAAAGGAACACCTATGAAAGAGCAAGTATGGTCAGGTTCAGAAATGAAAGTTTCTGCTGACATGATACCTTACTACACTGCAATGGCAGGAGCAGGTGTTTCATTGAGATTAAAGGCAGTGCAGATAACTAAGTTAGTTGAAGGTGGAGCAGGTGCAGGAGCAAAAGGGCATGGCTTTGACGAAATTAAAGATGGTTATGTTGCACCAGAAGTAGAAACATTTGAGAATGAAGTACAGCAGAGCGAAACTGACTTCTAATCAAGTAGGACTTAAATATGGTTTTAGGTCTGGGCTAGAAATAGCTATCTCACAAGAGTTAGACGCTAATAGTGTAAAGTATGATTATGAGAAGGTTAAACTAACGTATGTTAAACCACAGAAAGCTCATTCTTATACCCCAGACTTTTACCTTAAAGAACAAAATATATTTATAGAAACAAAAGGATTGTTTACTTCAGCAGATAGACAAAAAATGCGTCTTATCAAAGAACAACACCCAGAGAAAGACATTAGATTTGTCTTTAGTAATTCACGAAGCAGAATATCAAAAAAATCTTCAACAACTTACGCTATGTGGTGTGACAAGTATGGTTTTAAATATGCTGACAAACATATTCCATTGGAGTGGTTAAATGGACAATAATTACAGAGCAAGAACAGATTTTATAGTTGTTCATTCAACCAAAACAAAATCTAGTGAAGACTTAAATGCAAAGGATATAACTTTGTTACATAGGAAAGAAGGTTTCTTTCATAATGCCTTTCACTTTGTAATTAAAAGAGATGGTACAATAGAAGAAGGAAGACCAGAGGATATGTCTGGTGCTATATTGCCTATTAATCAGCCTTTAATTACTAACCAAAATTCCATAGCGATAGCTTTAGTCGGCGGATTAGCTGATGATGGAACTAATCTTGACACTAACTTCACAATTAAACAGTACGCTTCTTTGCGTGAACTTGTAAAAAAGTTAAAAGTGAAGTACAAAGTTGAGGTAGTGGGTTGCAGAAATGCAATTAACTCTAAATCGTGTATGTCTTTTGATGTACATTCGATTGTTGATTGAGACGCTCCTAGTTAGAAATAGCTAGGGGCGTTTCGTATTTATGGGGTAATGGAGGGAGACTGAAGTTACCTCCTCCTTTTCAATGAAACATTACCAATTAGATTTAATTAGCAGACAGCTAAATGAAAAAGCTGTGCTGTGGAACGATACTAAAGACCCACAACACAAAGCTGACTGGAATATTTTACTAAAAAAATTTAACCAAGTTTACACACAACTAAACCCACCAGAAATATTTACAGATTTACAATGACCGAAAGCGAATTTTTATATCACACATCTTGCGATAATTGCAGTTCGTCAGACGCAAATTCCGTTTATTCAGACGGACATGCTTACTGCTTTTCTTGCAATACAACAACACAAGGACAATCAACAATGGAGTTAACACCAATTACAAAACAAGAAAGTAATTTTATTAAAGGCGAACACTTGCCTCTCAATAAAAGAAAAATTAATTTAGACACAGTACAAAAATATAACTATCAAGTAGGTGCATGGTTTGCACGTCCTTGTCATATTGCTAATTATTATAATGATAGCAAAGAATTAGTTGCACAAAAATTAAGATACCCTTCCAAAGATTTTCAATGGTTAGGCAATCCAAAAGAAGCAGGATTGTTTGGACAAGAAACTTGTAAAGGACGTGGAAAATATTTGACAGTCTGCGAAGGAGAAATTGATGCTCTTACAATGTCGCAAAGCATGGATAACAACAAATGGGACGTTGTATCTATTAAAACAGGGGCGGCAGGTGCAAAAAAAGATATTCAAAAGTCACTAGAATTCTTGGAGGGTTATGAGAATGTAATCTTTATGTTCGACCAAGACGAACATGGGCAAAAGGCGGCGTTAGAATGTGCAAAACTTTTAACTCCTAATAAAGCCAAGATTGCTTCTCTACCACTTAAAGACCCTAATGAAATGTTACTTGCAGGTAAGCAAGATAAATTAGTTAAAGCTATGTGGGACGCAAAACCATATAGACCTGATGGTATTGTTTTAGGTTCAGAAATCTTTGAAGAGATAATGAAAGAAGATAAGTATGTCACTGCACAATACCCTTTTAAATCTCTTAATGATAAGACACATGGATTAAGAAAAGGTGAACTAACAACTATCACAGCAGGTACAGGCGTAGGTAAAAGTTCTTTCTGTCGTCATGTAGCATTAGATTTATTAAAACAAGATTTTGGTGTTGGTTACATTGCATTAGAAGAAAGCATTAAAAGAAGTGCATTAGGTATTATGGGTGTTCACCTAAAGAAACCTTTGCATTTAACTAGAGAGGGAATAAGTGAAACACAATTACAAGGAACTTTTAAATCTACTATTGGTAATGGCAATTTTTATTTATATAACCATTTTGGCAACACAGTCGCCGATAGCCTTCTCAATAAAATAAGATACCTAGCTAAATCTTGTGAAGTAGACTTTGTAGTATTAGACCATTTACACATGGCTTTGTCTGCACTTGGAGACGAACACACAAATGATGAACGAAAACTTATTGATTACTTTGTAAGTAAATTAAGAACACTTGTAGAAGAAACAGGTATAGGAGTTATTCTTATATCTCACCTTCGTAGGTCAGAGGGAGACAAAGGTTTTGAAGATGGCAAAGAAGTTACTATGAATAGTCTTCGTGGGTCAGCTTCAATAGGTCAGTTATCAGATTTAATTATTTCCATAAGTAGGGACATCAAGTCAGATAAAAAATTAGCTAATCTAACAATCCTCAAGAATAGATTTTCAGGAGAAACAGGCAAAGCCTGTACGTTGCTATATGATTTAGACACTGGTTGTCTGTCAGAAACAACACCTGACGTATTAGATGACTACTAAAAGAGTTACAGCAAAGCAAAAGAAAGATGCTTTGTTTTGGTCTGGTCTAGTAGCAGATGCACTAGCAAAAGTAAAATCAACACACAAACCACAAGTAATAAAAATAGGAAGTATTAAAACTGCTTTCATGTTGCAAGATACCTTAACTTCTATGGCGTTAAGTGGAGAAGAAGCGGCTTGGAAAGTTGAAGTCTTATTAGAAACACTACATTAATTATGAAACTACCAATAATAAATAAAAAAATATTAAACGCACCATTTGTGCATTGCTATTGGAAAGATATTAATAGCTCTGCAATTTGGACTTCATTAAAAGAAGCTAAGTCAAGCAAAGTTACAATCTGTATTACAGCAGGTTGGCTTTTAAGAGCAGACAAAGATGTTCATGTAATTGCAGGTGATGTTAATTTTAATGATGATGGTACATTAGGTGACGTAGGTAACGTAACCACCATGCCTTCAGTAAACGTATTAAAGATTAAGAAGGTAAAACTTTGAGATACGTCTTTGATATAGAAACAAATGGATTTTTACATCTATGCGATAAGGTACATTGCATTGTACTTAAAAACATAGACACAGGAGAGATACTTACACCTAGCAATGAAGACGCTATTAAACTTTTAGAAGAAGCAGAGCTTATCGTAGGTCACAATATTATTAAGTTTGATATTCCTGTATTAGAACGATTACATTCCGCTACATTTAGGGGCAAAATTTTCGACACGTTAGTAGGTACAAGATTAGTATTTGCAGACATTAAAGAAAGCGACTTTTCAAAAAAAGATTTTCCAAAAGATTGTATAGGTAAACACTCATTAAAAGCATGGGGCAATAGAATAGGTGAATACAAAGAACAGATAGAAACTGATTGGCAAACATTCACACCTGAAATGCTTGAGTATTGTAAGCAAGATACAGAAGTTACTTACAAACTATACAAAGTTTTAGAAGAAAAAGGTTACTCCCAAGAGGCTATGGATTTAGAACATGAAGTAGCCTCACTAATATTTAAACAAGAACAACATGGCTTTACGTTTGATAGAGAAAAAGCAGAAGCCTTATCTGTTAAATTAAAAGCAAGACAAGCAGAGTTAGCTGAAGAATTACAAGGTGTGTTTGAGCCTATCGTAACTGAAAGATGGTCTACAAAAACAGGTAAGAGATTAAAAGACCAAGTTACTGTATTTAATCCATCAAGCAGACACCATGTAGCACAAAGATTAAAAGATAAGTATGGTTGGGAAGCTAAAGAATTTACCAGTGATGGTAAAGCTAAATTAGATGACAGTATATTATCTAAACTTCCATACCCTGAAGCTAAAATATTATGTGAAACTTTTTTATTAACAAAAAGAATTGCACAAATAGCTACAGGTTCACAGGCATGGTTAAAGCATGAACGTAATGGTAAAATTCATGGCACTTGTAATACTAATTCTTGTGTAACATCAAGAGCATCACATTCGTTTCCAAATTTAGGACAGGTTGTTAGTACGTCTGCACCTTATGGTAAAGAGTGTAGAGAATTATTTACAGTACCAGAAGGTAAACGATTAGTGGGTATAGACGTAAGCTCTTTAGAAGTGATGATGCTTTGCCACTTTATGTCAAAGTTTGATAATGGAGCATACACAAAAGTTGCACTTGAGGGTGACATACATACAGAGACACAAAAACTAGCAGGGTTAGACAGTAGAGATTTAGCAAAGCGTTTTTACTATTGTTTTTTATATGGCGGTAGTGTCAAAAAAATTGCTGAAGTAATTAACAAACCATTAAAAGAAGCAGGAAAGATTAAGAAAAGATTTTTAAATAACTTACCTGCATTACATAAACTTATAGAAGGCGTACAGTCTGCGGCTGAACGTGGTTATCTAAATGGTTTAGACAAAAGACAAATCAAAGTTCGTAATAGTTACTCTGCACTCAACACATTATTACAAAGTGCAGGTGCAATCCTATGTAAGAGATGGCTAGTAGAATTTAATAAAGAGATTAAGAAATTTAAGAACGCACAACAAGTTGTATGGGTACATGATGAGATACAAGTTGAGTGTGAAGAACAAGACGCTGAAGACATTGGTAAGATAGCAGTCGAATGTATTAAACGTGCAGGTGAACACTTCCAATTAAGAGTGCCGCTAACAGGCGAATATAAAATATCAACTAATTGGAGTGGAACACATTGAAGAATAATAAATTTGATATTGACCTAAAGTATGGTCAAGAAAGAGAACAAAGACTAGCATCTATATTAGACAAAGATAAAAATAAAATAGAAGTTAAGACTGAAAGAGACTGGTGGTTTAAAACAGGTAACATTGCAATAGAAGTAGAATGCAATGGTAAGCCTTCAGGTATCATGGCAACCAAAGCTGATTATTGGGTACACATATTAGCAGAGGGTGACAAAGATTATTGCAGATTAATATTTGATACTAGAACAGTAAAAAGATTAGCAAAAAAATACATAGGTACACTTAAAAATGGTGGTGATGGTTGGCGTAGTAGGTTTGTCTTAATACCTTTAGCCGAAATATTTTTACCAAAAAATTTAAGCAAATCTATGCAGGAGAGGATAGTTAAATAATGTATAAAAAGAAAAAAGTATTAGTAATTGATGGTGACATACTTGCTTACCAGATAGCAACTAACAATGAACAACCTATCAACTGGGGTGATGGCTTATGGACATTACACGCAGAGTTACCTACTTGTAATGCACAATTAGATGCAGTGATAGATGATTTAGGTTCAGGGTTATCAGCAGATGATTATGTGGTAGCACTTACAGATAGGAACAATTTTAGAAAAGATGTTCTTCCTACATACAAAAGCAATCGTAAAGAAAAACGTAAACCAATAGTTTTAAATGCAATGCGTGAACACATTATGGAAAAACATAATGGTGTCATGTGGGCTAATCTAGAAGCAGATGATGTCATGGGTATTATGGCAACTGAACCTAGTGATGAAGAAAGAATATTAGTTAGCGTTGATAAAGACATGCGAACTATACCATGCAATCTTTCACAAGATGGTATGACAGTAGAACAAATACCAGAGAAGATAGCTAACTATAACTTCATGTTACAGACAATTATGGGTGACAAGGTTGATGGCTATGATGGCATTGATGGTGTAGGCATTAAGACAGCAGAGAAGTTACTTCTTAAATATACTAACTGCACATTGCCTGACTTATGGAAGGTAGTCAAAGGTATCTACAAAGAAAAAGGTTACACACAAAAAGAAGCTCTACAACAAGCTAGGGTCGCACACATTTTAAGACACGGAGAATACAATAAGAAAACAGGGAAGGTAAAACTATGGACAATATAAAAAAACCAATGCACTACAATCAAGGTGGTATTGAACCTATAGATTACATCACAAAGAATAACCTCTCGTACTGCGAGGGCAATGTTGTGAAGTACATTTCTCGTTGGAGATTTAAAGGCGGCATACAAGATTTAAAAAAAGCTAAACAATACATAGATTTTATTATTGATAAAGAAGCACAACCCAAAGTAACAGAAACAAAAGATGATTGATTACGAAAGAGATGAGTTGCTTACTGACTTCGGTAAGACAACTTTAAAAGATAGGTATTTACTACCAGAAGAAACATCACCGCAAGATGGATTTATGAGAGCGGCAAAAGCATTTTCAGATAATGATGAGATGGCAGAAAGAATTTATAACTACGCTAGTAAACTTTGGTTTATGTACTCCACACCTATTTTATCTAATGGTGGTACTAACAGAGGTATGCCTATCTCTTGTTTCTTAAATTATGTTGGTGATAGTAGAGAAGGATTAACAGGACACTACACAGAGAATGCTTGGTTAGCATCTATTGGTGGTGGTATCGGTGGTTACTGGGGACATGTTAGAAGTGATGGTGTAAGTACATCAGGTGGTTCTGCATCTTCAGGTTCAATACCTTTTCTTCACGTTGTAGACAGTGAGATACTTGCATTCTCACAAGGTAAAACAAGGCGTGGAAGTTATGCGGCATACATGGATATGTCACACCCAGAGATAATAGAATTTTTAGAAATGCGTAAGCCTAGTGGTGGAGACATACATAGAAAATGTCTTAACCTACATCATGCAATAAATATATCTGATGAGTTTATGCAGTTGATAGAAAAATGTATTGCTGAACCTACCTATGATGACAGTTGGAATTTAATTGACCCTCATACAAAGAAAGTAGTACGAACTGTATCAGCTAGAGAGTTGTGGCAAAAATTATTAGAAACAAGAGTTGCTACTGGTGAGCCTTATGTTTCATTTATAGATACTATCAATGACGCATTGCCTGAAACACAAAAGAAACTAGGATTAAAAGTACATCATTCTAATTTATGTACAGAGATTACATTACCTACTAATGAAAACAGAACAGCAGTGTGCTGTTTGTCTTCTGTTAATTTAGAAAAGTATGAAGAGTGGAAGAATGAACCATTGTTCGTGCCTGATTTAGTTAGGTTCTTAGATAATGCTTTGTCTCATTTTATAGAGAATGCACCAGAGAGTGTGTTTAGAGCAAAGTTTAGTGCGGCTAGTGAAAGAAGTATTGGGTTAGGAGCTATGGGTTTCCACGCATACTTACAATCTAAAGGTATACCTTTTGAAAGTGCATTGGCTAAAGCTATGAACTTAAAGATATTCAAAAAGATTAAACAAGAAGCTGTAGAAGAAAGTCAAAGACTAGCAATTAAGAGAGGTGAAGCACCTGATATGGAAGGTACAGGTATGCGTAATGCACACTTGTTAGCCATAGCACCTAACGCATCATCATCTATTATTTGTGGTACTACATCACCATCAATAGAACCATACAGAGCTAACGCTTATGTACAGAAAACAATGTCAGGTTCTTTTCTAGTTAAGAATAAATATTTAGAACAGTTACTAGAGAAAAAAGGCATGAACACTGATGCAGTGTGGCAGTCTATTGTAGCACAAAGAGGTTCAGTATTACATTTAGATGAACTATCTGATTATGAAAAAGATACATTTAAAACATCTATAGAAATTAATCAGCAATGGGTAATAGAACATGCGGCAGACAGACAACAGTATGTATGTCAAGGTCAGTCAGTAAATGTATTTGTACCTGCTGATGTAAACATTAAAGAGTTACATGACATACACATGTTAGCTTGGAAAAGAAAAATAAAAACTTTGTACTATTGCAGAAGTGAGGCAATCAAACGTGCAGAGTTAGTATCAAAAAAAGTAGAAAGAACAATCATACCTGAAGCTGATTGTTTGGCGTGTGAATAATGAAATGTTGGCATTGTAATACAGAGTTAATCTGGGGCGGAGACCACGATATAGAAGATAATGACACTTATATCATGGTAACTAACTTATCATGTCCAAAATGCAAATCACACGTTGAAGTATATTTACCAAAAGAGGAAGAAGAACAATGAAAAAATATTTAGAAAAATTAAGCATACTATCTTTGTATTACCGAGAAGGATTAGTGGGTGCATGGATAGGATTTTTATTAGGACTAATAGTAGGAACACTAATATGACAGACAGTAGTATTTTTGATGGTTTTGATAAACCACGAAAGAAGCGGCGTAGAAGAAAACAAAAACAATCTGTGTTATGGACTGTGTATCACACAATCTTAGCAGTAGAATTATTAATTATAATTATTATAGAAGGGATTGAATTACTAAGATGAGTTTATTTAAGAAGAGAGCATACTATAAACCATTTGATTATGAATGGGCATTTCAATCATACGATATGCAACAAAAAATGCACTGGCTACCAAGTGAAGTACCATTGCATGAAGATGTAAGAGACTGGAATGAAAGATTAAGTGCAGAAGAAAAAAATTTAATAGGACAGATATTAAAATTCTTTACACAAGGAGATGTTGATATAGCACAAGCCTATTTAGACAAGTATATCCCACAGTTTAAATCACCTGAAATAAGAATGATGTTATCTGCAATAGCTTCTAGTGAAGCAAACCATGCACATAGTTATTCTTTGTTAAATGATACTATTGGATTACCTGATAAGGAATACAAAGCGTTTCAAGAGTACAAAGAAATGTCGGATAAACATGAGTATCTATTTACATCTAAAGGTAAAGGACTTGAAGGACTAGCTAGAGAGATAGCTTGTTTTTCTGCATTTGGTGAAGGCTTACAGTTGTTTGCATCATTTGTTATGCTTCTTAACTTTCAAAGATATGGACGTATGAAGGGTATGTGTCAGATAGTAACTTGGTCTATCAGAGATGAAACACACCATGTTGAAAGCATGATTAAATTGTTTCATCAAATCATAAAAGAAAACCCAAATATTTGGACAGAAAAATTTAAAGCAAGTATCTATCAAACAGCTAGAGATATGGTTGAGCTTGAAGATAAGTTTATTGACTTAGCTTTTTCTATGGGTGGTATAAGAGGATTAAAAGCTGAAGAAGTAAAAGAGTATATTAGATACATAGCAGATAGAAGACTACTTCAATTATCTTTAAAACCTAATTATGGTGTTAAAGAGAACCCATTATCGTGGTTAGATTGGGTATTAAATGGCGTAGAACATGCTAATTTCTTTGAGAATAGAGCTACAGAATATAACAAAGGTACTGTCACAGGTAATCTTTGGGACTAACCTTACACTTTTAGATGAAAAACGTAACGGAAGATTTAGTTCTACCTGAAAATGTTGATGACTTAATTAAGTTGTTAAACAAAGTTTACCCTGAAAAGTCACCTGATTTGAAAGATGATACTAAAACTATTTATTTTAAAGCAGGTCAAAGGGACGTAGTTAATTTTATTAATACACTTAAAGAGAGGGATAAATAATATGTGCATGTCACCTAAGATGCCACCTGCTCCTGAACCTGCTCCTGCACCAGTTAACACTTCACAAACTGTGGGTGAACAAACTGCACCAGAGTTAGTAAAGGCAAATGAACAGGACTTAAACATTAAGAAGAAAAAAGTAAAGAAGTCAGGTACGAGTTCTTTAAATACTTCTTCAGGTTTAAACATAGCTACTAACACTACTGTCTAATTAAATGGAATACGAAGGTAGTTTACAGAAAGCAAATACAGCTAAAGAACGATATCTTAAACTACAACAAGAAAGAGAACACTATTTAGATAGAGCAGAAGAGTGCAGTGAATTAACTATCCCATCACTTATCAAACCTGAAGGTTTTACATCTTCAGATGAATTATACAATCCATTTCAATCCGTTGGTGCAAGAGGTGTCAACAATCTAGCAAGTAAACTTCTTTTATTATTGCTTCCCCCTAACTCCCCATTTTTTAGATTATCAATTACAGGTGACGCTAAAAAAGAATTAGAAGAAAATAAA